GCTTGTAGTAGGTCAGCGCCATGTTGTGCTTGGTCTCGGCTTTTTCACCGGCCTTCCAGTCCCCCATGTCGACCTCTTTCAATCCGCCGCGCATGGTGACGATGACCGAGGTGACCTTGCCCTGGAGGCCCTTGAATGAGCCGCGAAAAACCGCGTTGCAAGCCGTGCGGTCGGACAGCCCGAACCACTTCAACGCTTCACGGCGCACTCCGTTGGTGGTGAAGCCGGATTCGAGCTTTTCGACACCGACCGGAATCTCGATCTCGCCGGCCATACCGCCGCCTCGATAGGTTTCGGTTTTCAGCACGACCTTGGGCAGGGTCAGACTTGGCACCTCGCCGGCAAAACTCACGCCGTCAATAAACGCCGCGCAATTGGACAAAACTTCAGGCTTCATCAGATGGCCTCCTTAGGCAGCTTCAAGCACTTCGGTCATCCATTGATTGGTGACTTCGAAGAGGAAATTCGGGTTCTCGGCCGGCGGCACGTCGGTGAAGCGGATCCGCCAGTAGACCTTGCCCTGCTCGATCTGGCTGGCTGTGTTCAATTCCTCATCGGCGAACACCTCGAAGTTGATCACCGCGCCCTGATTCTTCAGGTCGCGCATGAACGCCTCCAAGCCGTCGGTGACGTCTTTGACGTAGGTCTTGGTGATCGAGCGGTCGACCGCCCATTTGTGGCCGGCCTGCACCGCGTCCATGAGGATGAACAGCGTGCGCACGCGGGTGACGAACGCCCATTTCGGATCGCTCGACAGGGTGCGGTTACCCCACAGGCGATAGCCGTCATCGCGGATGATCGTGGTGATGTTCGCGTTGTTGAGCAGATTGGCCCGGCAGGTTTCGTCGCCATCCAGATATTCGACGGCGCGGGTAGTGCCGGTGATGCCGGTGAGTTCTTTGTTCGAGGGGGACGCCCAGAAGCCGTAGGTGGCATCCGTCCAGGCGAACAGGCCGGCCGCCCATGCGGAGCCAGGTGCATCGACGGTCTTGCTTTCTTCGGTATCCCAGAACTGCACGCCCGGGTCGACCATGTACAGGTTGCGGCTGCCAAAATTCTTGGCGTAGGCCATCGCGGCCTCATCGGTGGTGCACGGCCCGTCAATGATGCCGATGGCACGTAGCTTCTGCGCCAGGCCGTCGATGGCCGTGGCCACCGCCTGGGTAGCCGAATGGCGCGGCGCAATCAGCAAACGTGGTTGTGCATTAAACAGGCTTTTGCCATCGAGTAATGCCTGCAGGCCAGTACGTTGTCCCGAGACCAGGACGCCGCCAATGATCGCGGAGGTCTGCAGCGCCGGGTCGTCCATCTTCGGCACGCCGATAGCCACGATCACCGCCTTGGCCTTGGCGTAGATAGCCTTGCAAGCTTTGGTAATCGCGGAATCTGCGCCGAAGGCGGCGATGGCCTCACGTTCGGTGGTGATCAATTTCAGTTCACCGGCCTTGGCCGTGCCTCCGCCAAGCACACCGGGGGTAAAGGTGTCGCACAAGCCGATGATCGACGAGGATGGTAGCGAGATGGTGCGTGCGCCGGTATCGACCGAGGTGGTCGTGACGCCGTGGTAAAAGCTCATAGAGGTCAATCTCCAGAAACGAAAAAGCCCCGCGTGTCTGCGAGGCTCTAGGTGTTTGTATTACAGGGGACGGAATGAAAAACGCCCCGTGAGTCGGGGGCGTTTAAGTGATTTGCGTTGCCAGCCAGCTTGGTGTTAACGGGCGATGCTCGGCGAGCGGAAATTGCGAACCTTGCGGCCAATCGCGCAACTGCCGGCGATAACCCTGCAGCTCCGCGTACTGCTCAGCCGTGATCGAGGTCGCGCCGCCCTCCTCGATCTCGTCGCGGTGTCGGGACACCAGCGGATCGGTCAGCGCTAATTGCGCATCGCGCCAAGTGCGCTCGATAGCTGCAAGTGTCTCCGCATCGAACGGAGGCGGGTCTGCAAGCCTAGGATTGCCTTGGCGATCTGGCTCAATTCGCTTTCCCTTTTCCTGCCCTTTGAGCAGTTCGAAGTAGAGGCTATCGGGGATTTCAACCGCATCCGCCGGAATAACACCGTGAATAATCGGATCATAGAATCCGTTTTCGATGGCTCTGTAAAACATAGGCGCTCCTTAAAATCCCCGGGCCGTCCAGAAATGCTGCGGCCCCGACGTGTTGGTGCCGGAGTGCGAGTAGTTGAATCCTGTCTGCGAAAAAAGGCCGACCTGAACCGGTCCGCCACGAGACGCAGGGGCTTGAACGCCTGAGTCGACATAAGTCAGCTGCACATTCAGACAGGCCGTCGGAAACTTTAAGGGAAAAGTAATCGGCATTACCGCGCCCGCAGCCGCCCCACCTGTTAGCCCCCATTGTTCAATCTCGCCAGAGGGCAACTTGCGCCATCCGGTGCTTGCAAGGGAGCAGGCAAAATGCGGCGAATATTTAAGCGCAGCATCGCCCCCTTCAAGAATCCAGCCACTGCCATCGTTCAATCGCCGGAAAATCCCCAATACGGCCGGCTGCATCTGAATAGGACCAATGACCGTGTTCAGCGTGACGATCGCCTGACCAGCTTTAGCCTGCACCGTCAACAATCCCGTCGCCCCTCCAAGCAAGGTAATCACGGCGCCAATCGGAACAGAGAGGGCGTCAGGCAGGGTCACCGTCGCGGTAGCCCCCCCACCAACAGCCACCATGCATCCAACCGCCTCAGGCGTCAGTGTGGTGTTTCCGGTGAAGCTGAGCACATCGGCATAATTGCCAAGCGCACGCTGTACAAACTCAGTCGTAGCGAAAGCCTTGGAGTTGTCGAATCTGGCCCGCGTTGAGAAATTCTCACCGATCATCGTGCCGGCGTATTTCATGGACGCCGAGCCACCGACCAGCCGCCACTGCCCCTGCAGGCGGATGAACTCGGCGGTATCGCCCAACGCCATCATCAGTGGGCCGGCCACCCCGCTGCAGGTAAGCACCGCATCACCGGATACAGGAGCAACAATCAAACCACCCGCCCCCGCGCAAGCAACCTTGATCGTCGCGCCCTGCGCAATCGCAGCAGTCGGCGGCAAGGTGGCCGTCAGCTGGGCTGCGCTGGAGAAACTGTGAATGCCACCGACGTGATCAGCGGACATCACCAGATTGGCGCTGTTCGTGGTGAAACTAGAGAACTCGACACCCCGACGCCGTAAAAACTCGGTGTTCACAATCGACTTGCTGACATCAAACTGCACCGGCGTCGGCACGGTTGGGTTGCCTGCAAAACTCGGCGAGAACAAACGGGCAAAGCCGTCAGTGATGTCCTTGAATGTCAGCGCGGTGGTGCCCACGACAATCGGCCCATCTGTCACCAGTTGCCAAATCGTGTCAGCCTGCGTAGTACCGGCCTCGACCGCCACTGTCAGGTTAGGCGTTACTTTGGTGTTGCTGTCAGCATCCTTGGCCCGCGACCAGGCACCCACCGCCACCACATATGGCCCGTTATCCCTGGCGGCCACCTGATTTTCACCAGCACTCGGTCACCGGCCGCGAGCGCGAGACCGTCAATTGTCTGCAGACCGACAAGACTGATGTTGGCTGTGGTGGCGGCGCGCACCGACTGCTTGATGTCGAGCTTGCTCAGCTCTTCCAGAATGCGCGAATCGACATATTCTCGCGTCGCCAGCACTACGGACGGATCGATCTTGAGGCTGATGTTTGCAGTGCTGGACACGATCAGGTTCATCCGCACCACCTGCGTGCGACCCGAACCCTGCGACAGGATCGGCTTGAAGCTTGGCGCACAGTTGGCAACTGCCACCAGATCGCCGTCCGCATCGTACAGACCGACCTCACGAATCCAGCGGCCGCCCTCATCGGCTGGAATGACCTGCTCTGCGATGATCACCGCAGGGTTTACCGGGTCGAGTTTGAGCTGATTCAACGGCCGACGGCGCCACTCGTTGATCAGCTTGGTTTGCTTGGCGCTGGGCTGCGGGTCGGTGTCGTTCGCATCCCCCAGCCCCATTTCCGTGATATTCCACGGCACGCCCAAGACGTTGGCGTTTGCCAGTTTGGCCGCCCCCACGTCCGTCAGGATCGCGAAAAACTTTGAGTTCGCATCAATCATGAATAGATATCCAGAGTGTCTATGGTGTGTTCGCGGCCGACCACCCCGAAGGCGCCAGTTATGTCAATGGCCTGCATTTCAGGTGGGTAGATGTCGAGCTCGTCGCCGTCGTACAGGCTCACGCCAACATTCAGGTTGCCTTGCGTTTCAAGGCTGATGGCCAGCCCTGTCAACTTGCGGCTGACTGGTTTGGCGTCATCGATCAGGCGTTCAAGTTCGAGATACATTTCCTCGGTGATGCCGGTATCCAGTACCCCCACTTTCAACGCAAAGGTGCCCGGCACACCTTGTGGCACCGTGTTGAACCATTCGACGATCTCGATCAGGTAACCCAGCGGTTCGACGACTCTGCGCAAGGCTCCGATGGTGCCCTTGTGCTTGTGGATGAAGAACGACGCTTTGATGGCGGCGCGTTTGACTGGCTCCGACCAAGCTGGATCCCAGCGGTCGACCGACCAAGCCCAGGCCAGATGCGGCAGCAGGTGCTCCGGACAGGTGTCGGGGTTGTACAGCGTGCGCAACATGGTGGCGGTGTCACCGGCGTGGGTCGCCTCCAGGGCGCGCTCCAGCGGTGTGCTGTTGTTCGGCAGCAGGCGGGTCATATCAGCTCCCCAAGGTGACGCTGTAGCCGGTGCAGTACGCCGCCTGGGCCTTGGTCGGGACGATGTCCTGCCAGCCCGGCAGATCGACCCGGGCCACGCCAGCCACATGCAGCTGGGCATCGATGGCTGAACGCGCCACTTCGATGCCCAGGCGCCGGCGTGGGTTGACCCAGGCGGCCAGCTTGCGCTCGGCCTCGGCCAGGGCGGCGTCGCTTTCAGGCCCCGGGCCTTTCATGTGCAGCACCGCGTCGATGCGATACGGCAGGACCTGGGCACTGTTCACCGTGACCCGATCCCCCAGCGGTCGCACGTCCTCATCGTTGAGCGCCGCGGCCACCGTCGCCAGCAGTTCAGCCGGAGCGGCACCATCACCTTCCAGGCTCAGCACGGTGACCGTGACACAAGCCGGCGAGGGGCTTTCGGCCTCGGCATCCGCGACCCGCGCCGAGGCATTGCGGGCATGCAGGATGTAGCTGTTGCGCGGCCCGGCGGTGGTCAGCCCTTCATAGGCCAACTGCACACGTTCGCGCAGCGCGTCATCGGCTTCCTTGATCTCCGCCAGCGGCGGCACCGCTTGCGGGTCAGCCGCCTGAATCACCAGGCGCTGCAGATTAACGTTGGCCGCCAGGTGATCCAGGTCCGTGCCCTTGGCATGGGCCAGCAGCAGCGCCTTCGCCGCATCGTTGACCCGGGCCCGCAACAGCATGTCCCCGTAGGCGGACAGTTCCAGCTGCTTGGTGACGGGGTCGCTTTCCAGGCTGGCCGTCCAGTTGTCGCCCATGTAGCGGCGAAAGGTCGCCAGCTTGCCCTGATACAGCTCTTCAAAATCCAGGGCTTCCAGCACCTGCGGCGCCGGCAGTGCCGACAAATCCAGCATGCTCATGCCGTCACCTCCACAACCGTGTCGTTACCCAGGTAGCGGCCCGTCAGTTGAAAACTGACCTGGCCATTGACCACCGCTACCACCGTTACCCGCTCCAGCTTCAACCGCGGCTCCCAGCGCAACAGCGCCCGGGCCACTTCAGCCTGCACCGCGCTCTTCCACCCGCCGGTCACTGGCAGGTCGACATAACGGCGCAGGTTGCTGCCGTATTCCGGGCGCATCCGCCGGCTGCCCAGCGGCGTGGTCAGGATGTCCTCGATGGACTGCCGCAAATGCTCGATGCCGGACAGCGGCAAGCCGGTACGGCGATCCATTCCGATCATCG